ATTTTTAACGTATAATTGGACTGGAGAGAATTTACGTGTTAAGTTAAATTCCTGGTGCTCCTGGCTGGAATCGCAGTTGCGGTCCCCGAGTACTGATATAGGTTTAAATATCAGAATTAAAGATTTACTCGGTAATTCAAATCTTGAAGGTTTGTTCGTTAGTGGAAGAATTCTAGAGGTGCTCTTAGAATTTCCAGTAACCCAACGAGGTTTGAAAGGGTATATAAATGAATGTGTAAATAAGACTATGGAACAATGTGGTCTAATACACTGTGTATTTATCGAAAATGGGATAAATATTCAAGGCGAACCAAGTGAATATTTTGAGAATTTCGCTAAATTGCAAGTAATTTTGAATTATTGTGATTTAGGTGAGAAATACTTGAAATGGAAATTCGCTGATCTCATGTGTAAATTTATGGATCAGCCCATTAGTGAAACTATTAAAAGGCCAGACTTTGTTCATGTCTTAGATAGCTCTCTTGTTATTGTAGGTGGTCCATATTACAAATTTTTAAGGATGATGTACCATAAGCGTGAAACCTTATGGGAACGTTCTATAAAATTTGCATGGGATATTTGTAATATAAAGAAAGCTATGCCTGCTGTTAGTGATAAGATTGTTGATACAGAATTGTCTGAAACATTCGAAATGCTAACAAGGGATAATAGTGATAAATGTGATGTACCAACGCATATGTGCGATGGTTTTAATGAAGATCTATTGTGGGAAGATGAGAAGGAAATAAGGAATCTAGATTATGATGATTCCAATTCCGCTATTTCAAAGTCAATAATTGATTTAGTAGATGAAATTTTCCCTCCCAATTGGTATGAAGGTAATGGTGTTTTATTACCAAGTATATCAGGTCATAAGACCTCTAGACGTCGTGAATGGGGTGCCTTAGGGCAAACCGTTCGGGATGGTACTAATAAAAAGATATACTGTACTGATGAACACAATAGTTGTTATTTCGATGAGGAAAGTGGTATATGTATGCTACTAAATTATCAAGATCCAAGAGATAACAAGACTTTTATGAATGCTGTCGAGTTAAATGATGGTGTTCTCGTTAAGACTATTTGTGATGGTACTGAATTTCCTGATGAAATTAGTAATATAGTTGGGAGTTACTTGACTGTGGTAAATAATACCATGATAAATGTCAGTGACTTCCTAAAGGAGATTAAAGATAAAATAGAAGAATTTGAACAAGAGAAGGAAGTGAATTTAGTGGGTTTAAGAGAACCGTTCAAAGTCCGTGTTATTTCTGGTGGACCCGAGTATAGTTATTATTTAGCTAGATACAGACAAAAGTCTGTACACTCGCGGTTACGGAAATTTCCTGGTTTTGAATTAATCGGTGAGCCTCTTACTGCTGAACATTTAAATTCCAGATTATGGAATGATGATCACCCTTTTGTAAATGGAGAAGAAACATTTTTAGTATCTGGCGATTATAAGTCAGCTACTAATATGCTTAATCCTCATTTTACTGAAGTGGCTTGTCGCCGTATTGGGATGAATGCTAAATGGTCAGATTGGATGATTGATGAATATGTTAAATGTAATGTGCACCATACTATAATGCACCCTTTTGAGAATGGAGTTAGCCGACCACAAAGGTGGGGTCAACTCATGGGTTCTCCTGATAGTTTTCCTATTTTATGTATAATAAATAGGGCTATCACCAGAAAAGCTTTGATTGATAGTTTAAATATTATTGATTATCGCTCTGGGGGATATGGGTTCATTAGTATTGATTGTAAGTATGATGGGATTACCGTAAATGGTGATGATATAGCCTTTAGGGCTCCGTCAACTTTAATGTATGAAATATGGAATCATCTGACTTCACGTGTAGGATTGATAAAATCTGTTGGTAAAAATTATATTCATAAGAATTATGTTATGATTAATACGATGTTATTTCGACGTCATGTTGAAAATAACTTACAAACAGGTTTTGAGGACAAACAGGAATTTCAATTTATACCTTTTACCAATTTTGGTTTAATAATAGGTTCTAATGGAAAGACTACTATTGATACTAATGACCTTAAACAGGTCAAAAATATAATTAGTAGTAGTGATGCCGATAGGTATCGTTGTCCTGATCTTGCTACCATGTGTTATGATCTGATTGATGGGTTTAAATATGAAAAACAAGTTGATCTTGTAACTAAATTTATTGATACTTGGAAAGAACCTTTAAAAAGGGTTCTTCCACCAGGATTTTCCTGGTTCTTACCAAAACACCTAGGGGGTCTTGGTCTCCCATTGTTAGGAGAGTATCAACTTGAAAATAAATTTAGTTACCTACAGTTAAGATTGGCTAATTATTTAAATCGCGATATTGATCGTCAAGAAGATTATAGTAGTATGCAGAATATTATTGTTTCTGATTCTTCTAAACTTTATCGGGATGCTGTTAAATGCATCCCAAAAGACTATATTTACAAAATTGAAAATACGCCTTATCAACACCCAGCTCAGGAAGCTATGTTAATTAACCAGTATGCTAAGATGGAATATGAACCCGTGAAAGAGAGTGAAAAGAATTTTGATATTTGGATGAATAAATTTAAAAACTTATTCAGAAATGTATCGAAATCTACTTTTCCTCCTATCACGCCATATGAGTTATACATTAGTAAAAGAAAGTATAAACATATGGTTTCCCCGTTTGTTGGATTTAAAACGGTTATTGATTTAAAAGGAAGTTTTGTTTAGTTAGGTCTCATATAAAACTATAGGGTAACATGCCTAGTTACCGAATTATAGTAATAAAGAGACAGTCCTAATTATAAATTTAATAATTTAAATCAATATATCTTAGTTATTTGAACTACATGTAAGATAATATATAAGTGTGCACCCCTCTCGAAGGGCTTGGAGTAAGAGTGTTATTTAGTTGTTGAATCTAAATATCTTCTCTTAGTGTCTTCACATATATTATCCGGTTGTGGTCAAC